ACTAAATATGCTTCACGTATGAAAGCAGTTACTTCTGTAGACCAGTTCTTATCTAATTTCTCTTCTAATATATATACCGAAATGGAACAACAACTAGTTATTGCTCCTATGTTTAACCGTCTACCTGTAGATGCTAAAACCTTTCGTGTACCAGTAGCAGATGAGGATGCTGATGGTGATGTAGCAATGTTCCGTTCGGGTACTTACGCGACTGGTATTGCTGATCTAACAAACGTACCTACATCCAATCAAAACTCTATAGCTTCTGTAGACTTTACGCCACATAAGTTTATGGCTACAACTCACCTAGCAAAAGACGAAGAAGAAGATACAGTACTTCCACTTCTAGATTTCCTACGTGCAGCGGCTACTCGTCGTCTAGCTCGTGCAATCGATAAGTCTATTCTACGTGGTACAGGTGCCCTAACAGGATTTACAGCTTCACCTACCAACAGTATTACCGCTGGTGCGGGTTATGCCTCTGTAATCGAAGGTATTACTAACCTAACTGGTGATGCATCTCTAACAGTGTCAACAGGCTCTTCTACTGATAAAGCTGATCCTTCTGATATTGCAGCTGCTCGCGCGCAGATGGGTAAGTATGGACTACAGCTAGGTAACGACCTAGTATATGTGACTTCTATTGAAGGTTACAATAACCTAGTTACTACTTCTGACTTCCGTACTGTTGATAAATTCGGTCCAAACGCTACTTACCTAACAGGTTCAGTAGGTGCTGTTTACGGTATTCCTATCGTAATTTCCGAGTTCCTAGACGGTGTAGGTACTACAGGTAACCATCTAGGTACCCTACTTTATAAGCCAGGCTTTATGATAGCAGAGCGTCGTGGTATTGAGATTGAATCTGAGTATGAACCACGTCAGCAAGTAACTGCTATGTATATGAGCACTCGTTTTGATTTTAAAGCACTAACCACTAATTCTAGTGCGGCTCTAGACTCAAGCAAGTATGCGTATGCTTCAACTGTTATAGCAGGCTAATAGTAGCTACACATACAAATAAAGCTAAGAGGGGGAGGCGCTAACACGTCTCCCCTTACTATATGGGAGGTAGAGCTAAATGGCAGACACATTTGAAGAAGGATTAGGTAGAAATCCCTATATCAGCATAAATCAGGTAAAAGATTACTTAAGTATCTCTAGCAATACTCAAGATGCTAGGTTGTCTAATATTGTTAGCTATGCTACTAGTGTAGTTGAGCATTATATAGGTCAAGAAATAGTTGAGAACGATTATGCCGAAATTTTTGATGGCGGTACCTCGTCTATTTATGTAAATAGGCTACCACTATCTAATGTATACTATGTTAGTGAGTTTAATGGCGTAGAACATAGATTACTTAACGACCCTAGTACCTCTGGAGTTCCTCGTACTACTAGTTCTGATGCGTTAAATATAAATTTTGTAAATAATGCTTCTATCACTACAAGAACTAAAAAATTTGGACAATCTAGTTTACAGCTAGCAGCTGATGACTATTTACAATCTTCAGTCGTATCTAGCGGCTTAGACTTTGAAGAATCTAATTTTACAGTAGAGCTGTTTATGCGATACGACCCACCTACCCTAGAAAATAAGACTATTTTCGAGATTAATACAGATGAAAATAACTATTTAAAATTTGGTCTAGCAAATTCCTATGCTTTAACTTTTAGTAGTGCTGACGCGGGAGATATAACTACTATAAATGGCGCTAATGTATACTTAGAATCTCAACAGTTTAAAAAGAAAAAGTGGGCACATATAGCGGTTACTGCCGATATAGATAATGAAAGACTATATCTACATTATAATGGTAATACTATAGCTAATGCTGCTTATACTGTAACAGAGCATTCATTCACTACTAATGTACTTATAGGGTCAAGCTTTGTAGGCTATATAGACGAGCTAAGAGTATCCTCTGTAGCCAGATACTCTGAAAGTTTCGTGCCTACAAGTCATAGGTTTAGGCCTGATGAAGATACTACTTTATTAGTGCATTTTGATGGAAAAAATAATAGTAGATCAGCAAGAGATGTGCACGCAGAAGTACCTGAATATACTTTTGCCAAAGATACTGGCGAAATAACTAGAGATATTGGGGCAATGGGTATTGCCGGTAGCTTTTCTTCTAGAAGAACATATCCGTCACTGACTATGGCAGGACCTAGAGGATTTTTACCTTTTCCTAACGGTGTGCAGATTTCCTATAGAGCAGGGTATCCTAGTACGCAAGTACCTTATGATTTACAACTAGCTACCTTAGACTATATAAAAATGTTATATAAGCAAGATCAAGAAAAACAAGGTTTCAGTTTTGAAGGCGAGCGAGGTCAGTCTACTGAGTTATCTGGAGGTTTCCCTCCTCATATTAGAAGAGTGTTAGATATGTATAGGATTATAAAATAATGGTTAAGGAATCTATAGTTACTACAATAGACGGTAAAAGCGTTGACAAGTTTGTGGCGGAAGTTAGGGCAGCTACTAAATCAGGAAAAAAACAAAATCTAAAAGTTCGTAATGAAGTTTTGCGCCTTTTCTCTGATTTTTTAGGACAAAAAGGCTCTTTTAAGGAACCTTCTGGTAGAACTAAAAATTTGTTTAGTCTACCTTCAGCTGCTCCTGATATTCAAGGTAGTGATAAAGCTTTTGAAAACTTTTTTGGAGTTAGTATAGCTCCTACAAATATACAGGGTGCTAATACCCCCTACGCTTTTTTAGAGTTAAAACAGAAAGTAAGTAGCTCTACAGATACTACTATTACCTCTAAAACCCTACCAAAAGAACTTTTAAAGTCTTTCGAATCGACTATGGGCATATCTCCTGGTAAAAATGATAAGGGTATAATAAGTTATAAAGGTACCTCTATCTCTTCAATACCTTCAGATACTATAAAAACTTTTATTTCTAAAGACCCCAAACTATCTTCTACTATAACAGCTGCTGCTAAAGAAAAATTTGAAAACTATCTTTTAATAAACTACTTAGATAAACGACATAATAATAAGCCTAGCGCTACTTTAGTTCCTGACGCGGCTAACCTACTTAAACTAAATTCGTTACAATCTCCTTATATAAAAATAGAAGCTAGACAAACTAGAAATGTAGCTAAAACTACACTTGGTATTAGCTTTCAGATTAACTTAAGTAAGGCTGGCGAACGACTTTTAGAGAAGCACGCTATTGATGTTACTGCTAAATTTCATAAATCTTTAGGTAAAAGGGTCTCTGCAAGTTTTATATCTTACGCTAAAAAAAGAATATCTTCTGGTAATGTAAAAGACACTGCTGGATATATGCGAGATGTCATAACTTTAGCTAATGAATTTGCCGACAGCTCACATACGCCAATAGACATAGTTACTGAGATACCTAAAGCATCTTCTGGAGCGTTATCTATAAAAGCTACTTATAACGTAGCTAAAGTTAAGCAGCCTAGTAAACAAAAATTTATATCGGCTATACAACTTACTGCTCTAACTCAGCAAAGATTAGGCGCTACTATGCGAAAAGTTGGAGCAGCTAGTCCCCCTAACTTTACAGAACGTTCTGGTAGATTTAGGTCTAGTGTATATGTATCGCCAGACTATAGAAGAAATTTGATATATTATTCGTATAACCCTTTGTATGAATCAAATAAGCAATATGGTTATAACCCCGATGAACAAATAAAAGGTGCTGTACGTTACGTAGCTCAACAAGCATTTGCTAGACAATTTAACCTAATAAAGGCTTAACAATGTTTAATAGAAGAACTGAGATAGTAAATTATATTATTAGTCTATTAAAAGAAATAGATGGAGATATATCTCCATTTAACTCTTTATACACTTTTAGAACCAATATATTTAATAACGCTTTTAGGGGGTTAAAATTTTTACACGAGGTAAATGATTTTCCATCTTTGTACATAGTTGCAGGAACCGAAACTAGAAATTTTCAATCACAAAATTTGACGGAAGCTTCATTAGAGGTTATTATAAGAGCATACGTATATGGAGAAGATAATTCTCAAACTATCTCTGATGATCTACTCGATGACTTAGAGCACGTTATATACTCTATTGGTGATAACCCTGAAAAAGGTATATTTGATATAACAATAAATAATATATCTGCGGACGAAGGGTTAGCATTTCCATATGGTATTGCTGAGATAGAATTATCCGTAGTCTATAGACTAGAATATTAAGGAGAAATACATTATGTCATGTCTTAATTTACAAAGAGATTCTGAGGTGTTTTTTTCTACTGTTGACTTAGTTAACGGTGGAGCAGTTACTTCAATGACTCCTTCTAATACTTGGAAATTAGAGGTATTAGCTGGTTTCGCTGTTACTTCTTCTGCTGAAACCCAAGATATTACTTCGATGGAGTCTGGTACTAACCCAGATAGATCTCAAAAAAGATTTAATACTGCAATCAACCCTGTTGATTGGAATTTACAAGTTTACCTTCGCCCTACAGGTGCTATTACAGGTGCTGCAGCTGGTACTTCAGGTGCTGGCACTACTGCTACCGGTAACGCAAAACCTATAGCAGATTGGTTTATGTGGCAAGCTATGGTATCTAACACTGCTTGTTCAGATGGAACTGATGAACAGTCTGTATGGAGCCAAGGCACACTATTTACTACTAACGTAGCTGCTTCTACTGGTGCACATGCATCTCGTACTAACTTTACTACTGCTGCCGAATATCAAATGTACTTTAAGCTAGGTAACGTTTTTTACCAAGTTGCTAATAGTACAGTAAATCAGGCTACAGTAGACGCTGGTATAGACGAAATAGCTACGGTTACTTGGACAGGTTTTGGAACTACTCTTAAAGAATTAGAGGATGCTTCTAGAGAT